GTGAAGCAGGAAATCACTGTGGATCCTCGCACGGTTGGTTTATCTGATGTAGATGAAATGTCTATTGTGAATATTGCTACGAAGCAATCGTATGTTTTTCAATTTCCATGGAATGTTGGTTATGCAACTGATAGGAGACTAACAACTATAGCGGTTACTCCAGTGATATTTGATGTATATGATGTGAATCATTATATTTTTCCGCCTTGTTGTTTTGCTGCATTACCTTTCATGTATTGGCGAGGCACAATGAGATATAGATTTCAAATAGTTGCATCCAATTTTCATAAGGGTAGGTTACTTGTGCGTTATGATCCACATATAGCAAATAGTACAGACGTATCTACTGGATTTTCACGTATTATAGACATTTCGGAAGAGCGTGATTTTACTATTGATGTGGGATGGGGAGTTCACAATAATTATTGTGAAACACAACACCCAGCCACGTACGCTCAACCTTTTGTTGTAGGAAATACGTTGATGCCTAATACTGTTTGGGAAGGTATTTCAAATGGTTTTTTGACTGTAACGGTATTAAATGACTTAACTGTCCCGAATAGTGAGGTCAACAATGATATCGCTATTAATGTGTATATAAGCACTGGGGAAGACATTGAATTTCAAGGTCCCAATGATGAATATTTGGATGCTTTCGTTTTCCACGCTCCACCAGACCCTTTTTTAACATTTGAGGAACTTGAAGACAATCAAACGCAGCTAAATGTAGAATCTGAACATGACAAAGTTTTGCTTGAGAACCAAGTAGGTGATGTTATAAATGCAGTTGATTCAGATCAAAACACTACTTTACCTTCTCAACCTATACAAACAGAGTCTTTGGGTACTATGGCATGTATTGGTCCAGTTTCTTCAATTGCGGATATATGCTTTGGTGAAAAAATAGCATCATTTCGGAGTTTAATTAAGCGGTACAATTTACACGAAATTATGGTTTTTACGTCACCTTCGGGTTCTTTGGGAGACATTACACATTATGCACGTTGGTCTAAAGCTTTTCCTATACCGAGGGGAAAGAATAGCAATGGAATTCATTTAACGCATACTGACACAAAATATAATTATGTGCATAATACGTTGATGAATTATTTGGCAGTTGCATATGCAGCTCGGCGTGGGGGAATTCGTCTTAAATTCCAACCTTTGGATCGAAGTACCACTAGTAGTGCTCCATTGATGCAAATTCATCATATGTGTTCGCGTCAATATAATGTACTTCCATCTGAAGCTACAGTTATTCAAACTGAATTTGGTGCAGCTGCCACTACAAGCAGAGTGGCTGCAACTATATCACACTATGAAACAGGTAGAGCCGGTATGATGGCTCAGGATGTTGCGGCACAGCCCATTTTGGAATGTGAAATTCCGTATTATAGCAGATATAGATTCTCACCCTCTCAGTTGGATTCCACTGATGCATTTCCTGAGTATGAAACCGGTTTTAGATATGATTTAGTTGCTACTAGACGTGCTGCCGTCAGTGGATATAGGGTTATGAAATATGTTGCTGCGGGAGATGATTTTTCCTTTTTCTTTTATATAGGACCTCCACGAGCATTTTACCAAC